TACGTTTCGAGAGTCAAAGTCTACGTGGGTATTTCCTAGTGGCGCAACAATTTGGTTTACATATCTCGATAGAGATAAAGATGTTACACGTTTTCAAGGACAGGCTTTTAATTGGATTGGTGTGGATGAGATAACACAGTATCCTACCAGTTACGTTTGGGACTACCTAAGGTCACGTCTTCGTTCTACAGACCCTGAGTTACAAAAGAACTTGTGTATGCGTTGTACAGCTAACCCCGGTGGTGTTGGTGGCTGGTGGGTCAAGAAGATGTACAACGATATAGCGGAACACAACAAGGCGTTTCCAGCGGCTGACCTAGAAACAGGAAAAGCATTTGTTTGGCCTTCGGGTCACGCTAAAGAAGGACAGCCACTATTCTACCGCAGGTTTGTTCCTGCTAGACTAACAGACAATCCGTACCTAATGGCAGACGGACAATACGAAGCGATGCTACGTTCGCTACCAGATGTAGAACGTCGTCGCTTACTAGAAGGAGATTGGGATGTAGCAGAGGGTGCCGCATTCCCAGAGTTTTCACGAACTAAACATGTTGTCGAACCTTTTGATTTACCCACTAACTGGCCTAGGATACGCGCAGCAGATTACGGCTATGCGTCGCCTTCTTGTGTACTGTGGGGTGCTATTGACTGGGACAATAATATTTGGATATATCGTGAGTTGTACATTAAACACTTGACAGCAGAACAACTAGCTGATAAAATACTAGAAATGGAAGAACTAGACCCTCTTCCGCACTATACCGTGTTAGACTCTTCCTGTTGGAATAAAACAGGCTTCGGACCATCCATTGCAGAAACTATGATGAGGGCAGGTGTTAGATGGACACCTTCTGATAGAAATAGACTGCAAGGCAAAATGGAATTACATAGAAGACTAGCGGACGACCCATATTCAAAAGAACCACGTTTACGCATCTTCTCAACCTGTAAACACACTGTCGCACAGATGTCAGGTATTCCGCTGTCCAAAACCAATAGTGAAGACGTTGATACAAAAGCTGAAGACCACGCATATGATGCACTCCGTTATATGGTTATGACACGTACTAGTGGTTATACATCAATTCACAAAACTTTGCAAGGTATAAAAGACCAAGCATTTCAACCTTTTGATTCCACGTTTGGATACTAAATATGGCAGGTGGCGGTTCTAAGCCAATAGAAATTAAAACTAAATTTGACCCGCGAGAAACTACTCTTCGCGAGGTTGTTAATCTATACGCAAAAGATGCCCGTGCTGCAGAACGTAAGATTGAAGGTTTTGAAAAAATATTTGACAGTCCCGGATTAAAAGAAATGCTGGACAGACCAGCTATCGATATGTTTGAGGGTAGTTGGGACGGTGATTTAAATCCTTTGGAAGCTGCTTTACAAGGAAAAGCTGAATCTACGCATAGGGCAGTTATATCTGCTGTAAGCAACATACAAAGAAACGTCATTAGAGAAGCAACTAGATTAAAAACTGGTTCTGACTTAATAGAAATAACTAAAACAGTATACATACCGCCTAAGTCTAAAGCATACACAAAAAGTTTTGGCTACAACCCCTACAACATAGGGTTTTTAACGGAGTCACTGGTACAACATGTAAAAGATAATCCCGCTGATAAGCCTATTGCTAATGCAATTATGTTTCAGTTACAAACGGGTCTACGACCTTCTGCAGTTGGCGGTCTTCCCACGTTATCTTTTAAACAGTCTGAACGTCCGGGCGGTTCTCCCGGAATATTTATTCCAAAAGGTATGCCGGGTGTTAAAACAGACAATAATATAAATATTCCGTTGTCTAGACGGTCTATCGCTATACTACAAGACCAATCACTATATAACGAACAAGAGTTTGGAGAATCTTCAGGATTTTTTGTAAAGCGAGTAGGTAATAACTTAGAACCAATTACAGATAAAGATATTAATAAGGTTCTTAGAAAACTAGGGTCGAGTTTTGGTATTAAAAAGGACCTTAAAACTGTTGATACAAAAGACGTTCCTTACTTGACATCCTACGACCTTAGACGTTTGAACGCAACAGCCTTTGACCAACTTGGAGTTGACATAAATAAAGCGGGTGCATTAGTGGGCCGACCTATTCAAGCTAATACTGAACAGTCGAGATACATAGGGGCAGCACCGGGTGTTTATGGGGATTCTGCGACAAAAGATGTAAATAAACTTTCTAACTTCTTTCACCAACAGTACGCAGAAACAGTGTCAGGTATTACAGAAGCAAAACAAGAAGGTAAAACTTTAAGTCTTAACACAATGTTGTTTGATAATGAACCTCGTGAGTTTGCTAACATAGAAACAGAAGCACCCGCACCAGTAAAAATAAATGTTTACGATGTCGGGTCTGATGTTCAGGTAGAAAAAAAAGGTAAAGCAACAGTACAAAAAAAAGTTACCGATGACTTAACACCCACGCCTAATCCTGAAGCCCGTGCTAGTTTAGAATCAAAAGGTTTTAATGCTAGAGGGATGGCGGATGGGTTACTAGAAATACTAGGAAAGACAGGTAAAAAAGCATTGTTAGCGATTGGCCCAGCAGCAACAGCTATAACATTTGCCCAAGAGAAAGAAGCTGGCGCGACGACTGCAGAAGCAATCGGGACAACTATAAAAGAAGACTTAACACCCTATGGTGTGGCAGAAGCTGCTGTTGAACCAGCAGTAGAAGCCGTAGGAGAAGAAATACAAAGACAGGAACCTGACGAAGGTTTCTTGTCTGGTATGACCCGTGCTATGACAGGGCGTGGTATGGGTACAAATTACAGCCTTGGTGGATTTTTAGATAGATAGGAGAACAACATGCCCGGAAATAATTACAACTACGGTGCATCTTACATATTAAGTTCAGATAAAACATCAGTAGATGCTAACATGGGTGAAACTCAACTAACTCGTGAGGGTTTAGAGTTTGATACCAAAACAGCACAAGGTGTCTTAACTGAAGATATGCCTAAGAAGCAAACCAAAACTACCGTAGACGCATCTGTAATGAAGATGGCTGAAGAACGCGATTACTAATGTCCGAAGATAATTTCCTACAACCTGCAGACGACACAACTATATCCGTAGTTAATTCGGAAGAACAGTTTCCGGGATTAGCAGGGTATGTCAAAAAGAAGTTTGAAGAGTCTGAGAACGGACGCTATGCCTACGAACAGCGTTGGTTACAGGCTTACAAAAACTTTAGGGGTGTGTACGATTCAACCACACAATACAGAGAATCGGAAAAGTCAAAGGTGTTCGTTAGAATAACCAAGACTAAGGTTCTTGCTGCGTATGGTCAGATTGTAGACATACTGTTTGCTAACAAGAAGTTTCCGCTAGTTGTGGAACCAACTCCTGTACCAGAAGGTATCGCGGAGTTTGCACACATGGAAACACCGTTAGACCAAGCAGCAGCACCCGCTGACCCATACGGGTTTGCAGGAGATGGTAGGGAATTAACTCCGGGGGCAAAGGACTTTTTAGGTGGGTTAGAACCAAGCATGGGTAGTTTACCCCTCGCTGAAGGACCATCTAAGATGGGAGAACCCCAGATAAGTCCCGCACAAAAAACTGCACTGAAAATGGAGAAAGTCATACATGACCAACTCCTAGATACAAATGCAGTTAATGTGTTTAGAAACGCAATCTTTGAAGCATCCTTGTTAGGTACAGGTATTGTAAAAGGACCATTTAACTTTTACAAGCGGATACATGAGTGGAAGCGTGGTGAAGACGGACAGCGGGAGTATCAACCGTACGAGAAAATAGTTCCTCGCATTGAGATGGTATCAACTTGGGACTTTCACCCCGACCCATCAGCTACTAGCATAGATGACTGTGAATACGTCATAGAACGACACAGATTTAATCGCCAACAACTTCGCGCACTTATCAAACGTCCTCACTTCATAGCCGAAGCAATCGAAGAAACGTTAGCCTCAGGACCAAACTACGAAGATAAGTATTATGAAGATACTATTCGTGAAGATGAAACCGAAGCATACTACTCAGAGAACCGTTTTGAAGTTCTAGAATATTGGGGTGTCGTAGATTCTAAACTAGCATACGAGTCAGGCTTCGCAGAAGCCGATGATATGTCAGAGTTTGACGAACTACAGGTTAACATCTGGGTTTGTGGTAATAACATCTTACGTTGCGTATTAAACCCATTCACACCTGCTAGAATACCATACCAAGTATTTCCATACGAAGTAAACCCCTACCAATTATGGGGTGTTGGTGTTGCAGAGAACATGGAAGATGCACAGAAGCTAATGAACGGTCACGTTCGGATGGCAATTGATAACCTAGCACTAGCTGGCAACCTAGTATTTGATGTTGACGAAGCAAGCCTAGTTCCGGGACAAAACATGGATATCTTCCCCGGAAAAATCTTTAGGCGACAGTCAGGTGTGACAGGAACAGCTATCAATGGCTTGAAGTTTCCTAACACAGCAGGTGAAAACTTGCAGATGTATCA